GCTGGAAAGCGAGTCATGAATAAAATTTATTACAAGCATTTGTTTATGACTAACTTAACCAAAACGCTTGATGCACCGCTTCTTGGCATGATGAAAATTAGTATGACTTTCCAATTTGCGTACAAGGCAAAGGTAACCACTACGTCTAAAGGCACGAAAAACAACAAAGGGAAGAAGACAACTGGTGGCAAGTATGTTGGGGCCAAGTATATTACCGTCAAGAAGGGGATGACGTACTGGGGACTAGCTAAGAAGTATGGGACAACAGTTGCTCAACTTCGTAAGTGGAATGGTTCCGAGAAAGTAACCATGTACCCTGGTAAGAATGGAAAATATCCCTTTAAGTTACGGGTAACCCAGGGAATGTCTACTGCTGCTTTATCCAAGAGTTTGGTTAAAAATAAGGATTCGACTAGTGCTGCATCAACCCTTAGTAAAATTGCTAAACAGTTGAGTAAGTAGGGAGGAATAAACAATGCCTGTTAGACCATACATAGATTTTGACGTTGACGATTTACCAGAAACGTTTGAGCAAGACTTAGACGGTACTACATATCTTATCTCCCTTACTTACAACGATGAGGGGGATTTTTTTGTTTTCACACTTATGGAGGATGATGAAACTCCCATCGTCTCGGAAAAATTAATTCTCAATCAACCGCTATTCCAAGAGTTGCCGCCTGATGAGCGCTTGCCAACGACACCTCTGGTACCTATGGATGAGTCTGGCCAGGCTAAGCGAGTTTCTATTGATAACTTCATGGATACGGTTTTCTTGTGTGAAGATGTTTTACAAAATGATGGCACGGATATTGGTGAACTACCAATTGACGGCGATTGGACGGGGGGATTAGATGGCTAAGTATCTATATGGCAGACGTGTAAAACTCGTTCTGCTAACTCCGCATGAGTCAGTCACGTTTGACTATAAACAGACTGAAACACATTCCATGGGAATTCAATTCAATGTTCCATTTAGCGATTCTTCGACTCCTCCAACTTGCACTGTGACCATCATGAATCTTTCCGCAAAACATCGAAAACTGTTTAAAAAAGGTTATGAAGTCAAGCTCTATGCAGGATACGCAGAAGATGGTGTTGGTCTTCTGTCTGCTGGAGTCATTAGGGCTATTAGTCCTTTTACCTCCGATGGCACAAACAACACTTTTTCTTTTACATACCGAGAAGGCCAGGAGTACTCCAAGCTACTCTCTAGCGCTGAGAAGGCTAACAAAAAAGCTGATGAGGCACGAAAGAAAAAAGCTAAAGTAATTGGCAAAAAAGCTGCTACTGGCTTACCGAAGATCAAGAAACATAGTGCTCTGTCATTTGGTAAAAACACAGCAGCAAGCACAATTATCCGACGAATTGCAAGTGACGCAGGAATTACTCTTAGCAAGGTCTACTTAGTTAAGTCTAAGAAGTACAAAAAAGGCTATGCAGCTCATGGTAAGCCAATCACTAACATCAAAGCCATTGCAAAAGCGTGTGGTAGCAAGGTCTATTATCGACGAGGTTCAATTGTAATTGACGATTTGTCCAAAGTTAAAGGTCATAACGAACATATTCTGGTGACGGAGCATGTTAAAGGCCGCCATGGTGGTACAGGATTAATTCAGTATCCAACAACCGATTCAGACAGCATGGCTAAACACAAAACTTGGACAGTCACTAGCTTACTTAGATATCAGGTTTCTACCGGGTCAGTTGTGACGGTTGAAAATCGCTTTTTAAAGGGTACCTTTCGGGTAAAGTCCGGCGAGCATGTATGCGACGACAGTGCCTTTACTACAGCGATGGAGGTGTATGTATGACAAAAATTGGAAAGCTGCAAGAACATTTTCATGAGTTGATGGAGAAAACTGGTGATAAGTCCGGCTACTCTATCAATGTATCGAATTTTGCAAAGGTAGTCTCTTATGATTCGACACACCATACTGCAGACGTACAGCCCCAAGTTGACGATGAAGGTGGCCGGGACGAAGTAGGAATTATTATTGGGTGTCCGGTTTTGATGAATTGCTACGCTTTTGATGGCGGCAAGTCTATGAAAAATGGAGCAACTGTATTTATCGTTTTTAATGACCGAGACTTAGACAATTTCGATGGCGGGAAATACACGAAAGCCTCCGATCGAACACATAGCGTCAATGACGCCGTAGTCGTGGGGGTGTATGAAGGATGAGAGATTTTAAGCTTGATAAAAATGGTGATGTAATTATTGATGATGGTGATATTGCCATGATTAGCGATAATGAAGAAATTAGCCAACGCATTGCAACTACTTTACGAACGCGACTAAATGAGTTCGAGCCTGTGGATGAACCTATGGGGTTGACTCGTGAGAACGCGCTTGGAAAAGGCTATAATCAGGATTTTCTCCAAGAAGACATTGAGGATGCTATTAGTACACAAGTTGATGAAAATATTGACGTTCAAGAGATTAATTTTACTAAAAGCGATGCTGATAGAAGCCTAAGTGTTGAGGTTAAGTATATGCTGCCAAATGGCGATGTGGAAACCGTACAAACCAATTTAGGAGATGATGACCAGTGACGGCGTTAGATAAGACCGGACTCAAAATCCTCAATTTTCAGCAGCTCCTGAATCAGCTAACAGCTAAAACTCAAGAACTTTTTGGCGATGATGTCAATACAGATCAAAACTCTGCTTTTGGTATGTACATTCGTGTTATCTCTTGGCTTCAAAATATTGTTAATCAGGATTTGGAAGCAGTCTACTATTCCAGTTTCGTTGACCAAGCCGAAGGAGTTTCATTAGACCGTTTAGGGTCTAACTACTCTGTCACTCGTAACCCCGCCCAGGCTGCTACAGTAATGCTTGATTTTACCGGTACGACTGGTACGGTAATTCCTGAGGAGACTGTGTATACCACAGAATCGGGCGTTGAATTTGAAATGGTTGACACGGCCACACTAGATGACAGCGGCAAAGGCTCTGGTGAGGCCGTATGTACGGCTTTAGATGAAACAGGTAATGTTGCCCCTAATACCATCAGCGTGCAGGGGGAGAACATCGCAGGTATTGAATCGGTGACCAATCCCACACAAGCTAGTGGTGGCACTGAGATTGAGACCGATGACGCTTACCGTCAACGAATCCATCTGAGCATGGAATCTCAACCAGGGCCAACTTACTACGGTCTATACACAGGCCTGTACGCGCTCCCAGGTGTGGAGCAAGTACAGATAGTTCCTAACTTAACTATGGAAACAGATAGCTATGGTAACCCTCCTAAGTCCCTTCACTTTTATGTAAGAGGTGGCCGGGAAGATGATGTAGCACAAGCCATCCTGGATAACATCGCGGCAGGGATACAAACCGTAGGAAAAATCAAAGAAGCAGTAAAAGACATCGGCGGTCATACGCACGATGTCTTTTTTGATACAGCGACGGTGGTTCCCATCTATGTCAATATGTCGCTTAAAACCAGTGATGATTTTAATTCTGAAACTAGTCCGGTAGAGATTGTGCAAGCAATTAAAGACTACCTTAGCGGACTAATCATGGGCGATAAGGTAGTCTTCACTAAGCTGTATCAGGCTATCTATAACATTTCCGGCGTTGAGTACGCACAGGTAACGCTTGGACGTGATAAGTCAGCTATGGGTATGGCCGATATCCAACTAGATCAGTTTGAAACGGCTGTGGTTGCTAGCGATTCTGATGTGGAGGTGACAGTTGATGACGGATAAGGCTTACACGCCTGAGTACAATCTGGAAGACTTGCTTAACGAGTTACCGGTCAGCCTTGCTTATGAGGAAGGCTCCAACAATGCAAAACTACTGTCCCTCTACTCGGATGGTATGGAAGATACTTTAGTCACTCTTCAAAAGATGGATGAGTGGCACAGCATTGACATTGCTGAGGGCGAAGCTTTAGACATGATCGGAAATGATCGTGGTGTTCCGCGGAACGGCTATGATGATGAATTCTACCGATTCTTGATTAAGTCTAAACAACTTCAACGTCAGACGGATGGTACTTATAGCTCACTTATCAAGCTAATTGCTGAGTCACTGGGAGCCAAATATTCAGAGATCAACGTTGGCCCAGTAAATAATGAGCCTAACACAATTCAGGTCACCAACGTGCCAGCTACATACATAGACTCTCAACGCAAAGAAAAACTAGTTCTTGACCAAATTCGCAGTTCCGTAGCAGCCGGCATCAGGGTGGCAATGGTTCATTTTAGAACGACAGTCAAAAGTAATCTC